TTCATCAAATTACCCACTACTTCAAAAGCACGTGGGTGTTCAGATTGTTTGGCAACTTCTAGAGCATGCATTAATGCATTCTGGCCAGTTGTCAATAAGTCACGAAGGTTCTTACGAGTATCCTCATAATCATTTTCAATTTTTGTTTCTGCTGTTAGGATTATTTCACCAGTTTCAGAATCAATAATTTCACCTTCACTAGAAGTCTTAGTTATGACTGGTGTGTCAAAGACTTCTGATAATCTATCATCAATTTTCATATTAATCGTTTCTTGTATTTCTTGCAGGTGGATCAGATGGATCTAATCCGAATCCTCCACCGAAACCAGTTGCTGTGGGCATTGGTTTTGGGGTACTGAATACTGGCGTTGGTGCTGGTGCACTAAAACTGGTTGGTGAACTGAATGTTGCTGCTGGCGCAGAAACGCTAGGTGCTGTAAAGTTGCTTGATGGTAAGGATATTCCACCATTATTTGCTCCATTTAGTTTTTCTTGTGTGCGACCGAATGCTGCGATACCTAGAACTGCACCCATGGCAATATGGAATAAACCAGCACCTTGTAGTGATAGTGGACTCCACTGAGTGATTGGGGTATGAGTTGCTGTTTGTAGTAAACTCCATAAGATTGGAAATACGATCATATCCATGGTACATACTAACATGTACATCCAACCCATCATCGGACGCCACTTACTGTTCATCCAATCTTCTTTGTTTAGTTCGCTTTCGCTTTTAATTTCTTCTGCCATTTTATGTTCCTTATCCATGACCGATCATAATGTCACCATTTGAATCTTCAAAACTATTTACGTCAGAAGATACAACTGCATTATTAATAAAACTACCAGCTGGTACTCCTTGTGTTCTTCTACCTGTATGTCCTCTTGCAATTTCTAATTTCTTAGATTGTTGTGTTGGAGTAGGTTCTGATCTATTCAATACTTCTGAACGCCAGTATTTATATGCAAAACTAACACTCAGCTTCATTATATCTTTCTGATCATAACCCATTTGAACTGGACTAACAGTTTTTGGGTAAACTTCATAAAGACCAACTATGTATTTTGGTTGATTGTTTAAATCTTCAACGAAAATCTTAACTACATCAGCAGTGTAGTTATTGTAGTAATTAAAATTTCTTGTATTAACATCTTGAACACTTTGAATCCATTCATCAAAGATACCTTTGATAACCATGTTTCCATCAACATAAAAACTCAAAGTGATTGGATCATAATTCATTTCAAACGGCATCTCTCGAATTTCACCGAATGTTCTGATTGGCGTTGTATTTACGTTCAATCCAGGTAGCTGTACTGCTTCACAAAACAGTAACATCTTTCTGTATTGATTTTGTGAATAAGTTGTTCCTGGAAGCGTTAACTGAACCGTATAACGATTCGATCTTGCTAAACCAGATTGACCTACTTGAGATACAAAATTTGATATTTTCATATTCTAGCCTGAGAGTCTTTCCATACATTTTCTTTTGTAGATTTAGAAAATCTTTCTACTGGTAGTAACATTGCAGTTGCCCAGTCATTGGAATCAATTTTCTTAAAAGCTGTTTTAACATGGGGTAATAGATAGTGTTTAATACAAGGTTCTGCTAACTTAAATTTAGATACCCCTGCGATCAATGACCATGAATACTTTATTCTAGTAGTACTATCCATCTTATCATTGTTCTTGAATACCATTAAACGATCTAATAAGCGAATACGTAATTGGTAAGGAAGATAGTGCATATTTAAACCCATGAACCCACCAGGAACTGAAGCATACGGGAATACTAGAGGAAATTTATCGTAGTACGGTAGAGTTTCTTTTAGTTTCGGATCATATCCAAACATGTAAAGATTGCCTGGAATAATACGTGCTTTTTGCTCATTAGGATGTTCACGCATTAACTGCTGTGGCGTGATTCTCTGCCTACCAAGAAGCAGTACTTGTTGAGAGTACCATCCACGAGATTTTGTTGCTGCAGTTTTGAGGTCGTATTTATTACGCTCAAAGATATCGTGTATGGTAGGATTTTTAGGTTGAGTAGCCATTCAATTATTTAGGTCATTTAATACCAAGTTCATGCTCGGTTATAATCTTAAATTCCCATCCACGATCCTTTGCATACTCAGTGGCAGCTTTCCATTTAGCTTGATTTTTGATAAAGGTCATTGATTCAGTTAGATAACGCTGAGTTTGACGACCAGGATATACTGGTGGGATTGTTTGGGCAGCTGGTTTCACCTCTACGAGATACGTTCGGAGCAAACCTTCTTTGTTCTTAATTTGAATCTGAAAGTCTACAAAATAACGATGAATCTTATCATCGGTTGGACATCTGTAGGGAACAACAGTTTCTTCCGATTTCCATTTAACGACCGATGGGTTTTTATCACACCATGAGGCGAATTTAGTCTCCCAGGAACTACGCATAATTATACACGTAGGGTCTCCTGAGTATTTTTCTGGAAATGCAGGTACGAATCGTCTTTTATGGAACATAAATACTATAAAGAATAAATAACCACTTTTATTTAGACGTAAGTAGTTCGCCTAAATAATAATGTAAGCCACCCACAAAACAGAGAACTTATGGCAGATACAAAGCAAAAACCTACTACGCCTCCATTTGAGACTACTCCATCACAAAAATTTAATGCTCGAGAATTCGGGATTGGGGGACTTTCATACCCAAGTGACTTGTTTAGCAATCAACGAGTATACGGTGGAAATTATGTACTGTTTAACATCAATGTTAATAATGATTCTAGATTATTGACATCTGGTTCAGTTACACCTATGGATACTCAAGCAGATCGTAATCGTGGTACATTAGCTGGACAGAAAGTTACAAAGGGTGAAGGCATGGCTGCCGCTACAGGTATTGGCGCAATCAGTGGAGGTGCCATAGGTGGTAATTTAAAGGGTGGTGCTGTTGGTGCAGCAATCGGTTTAGGTGCTGGAGCAATTGTAAGTGATGCTACTGGAGGTTCAGATCTATCACGCCAGCAGAAAACTATTAAAGGTGGTATTATGCTTCATGTACCAAACCAACTAAGCATCAATTATAGTATGGAGTGGGCTGCAGAAGATACTTTTGCTTTTCAAGCAGCAGCAATGGCAAGCAGAGAAGTAGCAAAGGCAGTAGGTAGCGGAGAAAATTCTGCCAAGTCTGTTGCGAAAAGTATCGCAACAAATCTCGCATTGTCAAAAACACCTATTAGTGGTGCTCTTTCTGCAACTTCTGGTATGGCAGCAAACCCCATGAAGGAACAAGTTTTTAAGAATGTAAACTTTAGAAAATTTACATTCGACTATACTTTTTCCCCTCGTACTGCCTCAGAAGCGTCAACTGTAAAACAAATTATACAGACATTTAAATTACACATGCATCCAGAGTATAAAGATGCGCATAATTTTGTGTTTATCTATCCATCTGAGTTTGATATAACTTACTATACTGGCGGTACTGAAAATAAAAATTTACATCGTCATCCATCTTGCGTACTTGAAAGTATGAATGTAAATTATACTCCAAATGGTGCATTCAATACTTTTGAGGGTGGTATGCCAACCCAGATTAATGTCACATTGTCGTTCTTAGAATTGGCAATCTTGACTAAAGCACAGATAGGGAATAATTACTAATGAGTTACTTTAATACTCTCCCAGAAATATATTATAACTTCGTTCTAAATGGAACTGAGAAACTTTTTGTTGTTCGAGACATTACTGCAAATGTAAGACCACTAAAAAACACTCTAGATAATATAACAGTATACGATCTGTATGATATTGTTGATGGTGAAACACCAGAAATTATATCACATAGATTTTATGGATCTCCAAAGTATCATTGGGCAATAATGATTGCTAATCAGCGTTATGATTATCTAAATGAATGGCCATTACCCTATGATAGATTAGTTCAATATTGTGTTGATAAATACGGTGACATTTATGACACACATCATTACGAGAACGAGAATGGGTTTGTTGTAAATAGTGATTATCCTGCAGCAACTCCGATAGACAATATTACGTATGAGGACAGAATTAATGAATCAAAGAGAACTATCAAATTAGTTTCTCTTCAAATTATACAACAAATGACTTCAGAATTTGAGAGATTAATGGCATAATTATGTTTGAATTTTTAACTGAAATTTTAGGTGGGGAATCTAGAGGATTTGGCTCTGATAAAATTAGACATGCTGGAGATATTAATGTCGAGCAAATTAAGATAACATCTCTTAAGAGTGGTAAATCATTTAATGTAACAAATCAATTGCTGACGATTCAAATATATGAAGATATGTTTGCACCATTTATTTCTGGTTCTTTAATCTTTAGGGAATCTCTTGACTTTATTACCAACTTTCCTTTTATTGGAGAAGAGGTAGTAGATTTAAGAATTTTTACCCCTGGATACGATATAAATCAACGAGCCGATGTAATAAATGCAAGGTTTTATATCTACAAAATATCTGATCGTGAAAAGTTGGCAGATAGAAATATGGTTTATCAACTTCACTTTGTTTCTGTTGAAGCTGTGACTGATCTTAATACAAAAATATCAAAGGCATTCGAAGGGAATATACGAGAGATAGTTCCATCTATAGTTGATACTTGGCTGCAGGGACCAACGCAAGATTTTAAGAAAAAGATGTTATGTACTCTAGTTGCAAATAAAACAAAATATGTTTCTAATTTTTGGTCACCAGTTAAGAATTTAAATTATCTCGCAGAACGTGCCCTTGATGCTTTAGGGAATCCAACATATATCTTTTTTGAAAATAGATATGGGTTTAATTTTATTTCTTTAGATGAGCTAAATTTTAAAAATCCTATAGCAGGTTTCATAAACAATCAAGTCCAAGATAATGTAAAAGAAGGTGGTAGTGATGGTGGAGGATCTTCAAAAGATTTGAATAGTCAATATAAAACTATTAGAGACTTTCAAGTTATATCAAGTCAAAATTACATGGATAATGTTATGGGTGGAGCCTATGGTTCTAGTATAATGTTTTTTGATATAACTAAAAAGAAATATAAAAGACTTTCATATAAAGCACCTTCAAAATTTGGTCCTTTCGAGAAACACTTAAACTTAAGTCCTCTATATACATCAAAATTGCTTGCTACAAATAAAGGTGTTTTGTTTAATGATGTTGTACACTCAAAAATGTTTGGTGATCAATGGGATGATGTTACTAGTGTAACCATGAGACTTGAACGTATGTCCAGATTAAAATTAGCAGAGGCATTCAAAATTAATATTGTAGTTGCAGGAAAAACTAACTATACAGTTGGTCAAAAGGTTAGAATAAAAAGTTATAAAAGTGCTCCTGTGCGAGAACAAGATGGTGATGATGAAAACGTAGATTATACTATATCTGGATTTTATTTAATAGCTACCATCAATCATGTAATTGACCGAAAAAGTCACGAGTGTCATATGCAATTGATCAAAGATTCTTATCATGGGATAACTAACTAATGTTTAAAAAGTTTTATACTGGATGTGTAGAGGATAGAGACGATCCTCTAAAGGTTGGACGTTGTAAAGTTCGAGTTGTTGGTCTTCATACTGAAGATAAAACTGAACTTGCAACAAAGGATTTACCATGGGCTCAACCAGTCTTACCTATTACTGAAGCAGGAACTTCTGGTGTTGGAAAAGCACCAGTCGGACCAGTTCCTGGTACATGGGTATTGGTTATGTTCATGGATGTGGACGAACAGATTCCAATTATGATGGGAACTCTTACTGGAGTTTCTCAAAAGGAAGATGCCTTTGAGGGTAATAATGTACAAACTCCATTAGTTGTTAATAATTATCAATTAAATGGTATTCCATCCCCAGCAGCTAATGCCCCAGTTCCACCACCAGAATCTACAGCAGCTGCAGGTTCAACAGATAAACTTCCACCTGGTAAAGTTGTAAGTACAGAAAAGGTTCTTGGACCACTTGCTAAACTTGTTAAAACTGGTGATGCTGTTGCGGGTAGTTATGATACTTATACAAAATCAGCAAATAGCCCACAAGGAACTTCTGCTATAGCTACTGGTGATGGTAATGTCAAATTGTCTAAGATGACAATTAAAGACATTATGGAGAAACAATCATTACCAGCTGGAAGCCCAGATAAACTTTCTTCAGTTGGTAAATACCAAATTGATCCAGTAACTTTAAAGAATGCAGTTCAATCACTTAATATTGATGTCAACCAATCATTCAGTGAGGCAACTCAAGATCTTATTTGTCAAGAATATATTATCGCTCGTAAACGTCCGAAATTATTCGCATACTTTAAAGGCAAATCTAAAACTGATGATACGTTATTAAAAGGTGCAGGTGAAGCACTTGCTGCAGAGTTTCCTACATATGAAGATCCATATAATCTTGGATTCCCATTCGGTGGTGAAAAGGGTAACTATTATAAAAATGGTAATAAAGTTACTACTACTTGGTATACTATTCAGAAAAATTTAATGCGTGAGTGGGAGTTTCGTAATGATCCAAAGAATCCCTCACCAACAGCTTCAATTGCAGATGGCGACAAAGTTGAAAAGGGATCTGACTTTTCTGGTGTGAGAAAAGCATTACCTCCAGATGACTCAGATAAAACTCCACCAGAATCTTCTGCAGCAGCAGGTACTGATGTACCAAATGATAATCCAAACCCAGATGCTGCAGGTGATTTAGGAAACTTAGCAGATCTTGGTAGTGCATTTAGCCCAGCAGCATTAACTGCTGTTGGTGATTTAAATAATCTTGGCTTAAAAGATCTTGGTAAACTAGGTGAACTTGGTGCAGTAATTGGTGAATTGGGCGCAGCTGGTCTTGCTAATCTAGATGCATCTTTACTATCAGTAATAACTAGTGTTCAAAATGAATTTGCAAATTTAACTAAATCAGTTAATCTAGATGGCGATATTAATAAAGTTTTAAAAAGCACTGGAAATTCTAACAGCACTCTTTCTGAATTTGGAAATTCATTGAATGAAATTTCCTCAACCCTTGGTATTGATAATCCAAGTGGTACTGTTAGTGGATTAGTTGCTAACCTTGGACTGTCTTCAGCTGATCCAAAACTAATTATTAAAGAATTAGAAAAAATTTCTGGTTCTACTGCAGGACAAGCCAGAGCGTTAATGGTTAAATTAGAAGGTGAGCCATCTAAACCACAACCAGTTCCTATAGGTGAACGTAGACCAGATGGAACTATTAGTAATGGTAGTGATGTAGATTCAACAAAAGGATTCCAAGATCCTAATGGTGTATATCCAAAGTATAAAGAAGAGCAAGATACAAACCGACTTGCTTCTGGTAATAATCTTGGTAGAACAATTGTTACTGAAAAACAAGCTGATTTAAAATCAGGAATTAGAATTGCCAATGGTGGAACTTGGAATTCGCCACCAGTTCCTTATGCTGGTGTATATCCATATAATCATGTAACGCAATATGAGTGTGGACATGTATTGGAGTTTGATAATACACCAGAAGCAGAGCGTATTAATATTCATCACAAAGTTGGCACATTCATTGAGATGGATGCTTCAGGAACTCAGGTTAATAGAATCATGGGTGATGGATATGAGATTATTGATCGAAATGGATTTATCTATATCAAAGGTGCATGCAATTTAACAGTTGAT